TTGCGGCCTTGCCCATGATGTCGTCGATGAGTCGCTCCAGGGCCTTGCTTGCCGTCTTGTACTTGGCATGCTTGCCGTCCATCACCTTCTTGCCCTTGGCCTTGCCTTCGCCGTCCACGATGGGCACAGCGTACTTGGGGTACGCGGCCACGATGGGCAGCAGCGTGACCTTGATGGTGTCCCGATCCTTGCCCTTGAGCAGTTCCCTGGCCTGACTGATGGCCGCATCGTAGGCATGCACCGAGTCGAGTGCTTCGGTGATGATCGTGGTGATTGTCTTGGTGCTCATGGTTTCTCTCCTGGGTGATTGCGACAAATGTCGCAATGGGTTTGCGAAGGTCTAGCTCGATCCCTGTGAATCGAGCCCCTTCATATAAGGGGTCAACCCCCCTAAGCGGGGTCGGGCCGGATACTCGATTTCGGGGTATTTCGACCCCCACCTACCCCCCACCCCCCGATATTGCAGCGACAGGGACAGCCCGACATGAACACTAATCCCCAACCACACCCCGCATTTTCCAAAAACTCCACCTCAAGCCCGCCAAAATAACCCCCCCACCCCCATATATTTCCAAAATAAATACCCCCCTATACCCCAAAAAAATCCCAATAACTATAGTCCAACCTTTGACACACACCGGCGAAAAAAAGCCCCGCGCTTTGCAGCCGGGGCGAACGTTGCAACCTGCAACAGAGAGGAGAAAGCATGAACCAACTTGCGTACATGCCGGTTGCGAATATACACTCCGCGCTATTCGGTCACAAGCCCCGCTTGAAATGCTTGAACATTTGATTGACTTCACTCCACCCCCGGCCACCCCGCAGAGCGTCAAACCGCTTGCGGACGCTTCGCCGGAGGACATAGTCGCCGCTCAGCTAAATACGGCGCAGTGGTTGGAGGAAGTGGGCGCGCCCACCACGGATCAGGCCCAGGCCGCAGCAGCCACTGCTGCCGCCCAACAAGCATTTCAATCCCTCACGACCCAAACCCCGGAAGAGCAGCGCAAGGCGCTCGTTCAAATAAAGACTCCGGCAGCGGTCAGGCACCTCACCGGCATGCTCACCGCCTATGACTGGGAGTTTGTGCAGCAGGCCAAGGAGCTTCGCGGCTACGCCGTGAGCCAAATCCTTGAGGAAACCAAGCACCCCGACGCAAAAATCCGGTTGAAGGCGCTCGACATGCTCGGGCGGGTGACGGAAGTGGCCTTGTTTACAGAAAGAGTCGAAGTTAAAAACAACACTCTGACTGACGCCGAGATCGAAGCCAAGATCAAGGAGAAGATCAACCGCTTCATGCAGGTAACCGACGTGATCGACGTGGCAAGCACAGAAGAAAACAGCCCGGAAACCCCGGATGAACCTGCAAAATCTGACTAGCCTGACCCCACGGGAACTCAGCGCCATTCAAGCGGCGCTGCCGACGCTATCGCTCCAAGAAAAGATGGAGCTTTTCGAGGCGTTGGAGGAAAAAGAGCGCCGGATGTCCCGCCAGTTGGCCAAAACCAACCTCATTGGGTTCGCAAAACACGTCTATCCGGGGTTCAAGGTGGGTCCGCACCACCGCAAACTCGCCAAAATCTTTGAAGACGTGCTCTCTGGGGCCAAAAAGCGGGTGATCATCAACATCGCCCCGCGTATGGGTAAGTCCGAATTCTCTAGCTACCTCTTCCCCGCATACTTCTTGGGACGCTTCCCTGAGAAGAAGATCATCATGGGCACGCACACAGCGGGCCTGTCGGAGGACTTCGGACGCCGCATCAGAAACCTGATCCATTCCGATGAGTACGCCGAGTTGTACCCCGAAACCATCATTGCCGAAGACCAAAAAGCGGCAGGCAAGTGGTCTACGTCCCGAGGAGGCCAGTATTACGCTGCTGGTGTCGGTGGTGCTCTGGCTGGTCGCGGTGCTGATCTGTTCGTTATTGACGATCCTCACTCTGAGCAAGACGTAAAGATCAACAGCCGCCTCGCCTTCGACACGGCGTGGAACTGGTTCCAAACTGGCCCTTTGCAGCGCTTGATGCCCGGGGGCGCCATCATCGTCATCATGACGAGGTGGTCACTTCTTGACCTCACCGGGCGTCTAATCGACTACCAGACCAAAAACCCCGACGCCGACCAGTGGGAGATCGTGGAGCTACCCGCGATCTTGAACGAAAACACCGACAACGAAAAGTCTCTGTGGCCAGAGCAGTGGCCACTGGACCAACTCAAGTCTAAAAAGGCCAACCTCGACCCCAGGTTCTGGAACGCGCAGTACATGCAGCAGCCCACGGCAGACTCCTCTGCCATCGTGGGGCGCCATCACTGGCGCATGTGGCCAAAGGACGATCCGCCCCGGTGCGAGTACGTGATCCAGTCTTGGGACACGGCGTTCGAGACAAAGACCACTTCCGACTTCAGCGCCTGCACAACGTGGGGCGTGTTCTATAACGAGGAAGAGGGCGACGCCCCGCAGTTGATTCTGCTGGACGCGTTTAAGGATCGGATGGCGTTCCCGGAACTCAAGCAAGTCGCGTTCAAGCACTACAAAGAGTGGGAGCCAGACGCGTTCATCGTGGAAAAGAAGGCAGCGGGTGCCCCGCTGATCTACGAACTCAGAAACATGGGCATCCCCGTGGCTGAGTACACACCGTCGCGTGGCAACGACAAGGTGGTGCGTATGAACGCAGTGGCGGACTTGTTCTTCTCGGGGAAAGTCTGGGCGCCCGACACGCGCTGGGCGCGGGAGGTCATCGAGGAGATGGCGGCGTTCCCTGTAGGCGAGAACGACGACTTCGTGGACACTACGACCCAGGCGCTCCTGCGCTTCCGTCAAGGGGGCTTCATCAGCCTTGAGTCTGATGAAGCCGAGCAGGGCTACTTCACGCCACGCAAGGCGGCGTACTACTGATTAGGAAAGGCCAGACATGGCAACGAACATCGACAAAGCGCTGTACGGCGCGCCCGTGGGTCTGGAAGAGATGGCCGCTGAAGAAGCGCCCATTGAGATCGAGATCATTGATCCCGAAGAGGTCAACATCGGCATCGATGGGCTAGAGATTAGCCTGCGCCCAGGCGACGAGGAGACAGAAGGCGGCGGGTTTGATGCCAACTTGGCAGAAGAGCTTGACGCTTCGTTCGTCGAAGGCTTGGGCTCTGATCTCTCCGGCGACATCACCCAAGACGTGGGTTCCCGCAAGGAGTGGGAGAAGGCGTACGTCGATGGCCTGAAGCTGCTGGGCTTGCAGATCGAAGAGAGGACGGAGCCTTGGAACGGCGCATGCGGCGTATTCCACCCGATGATCACGGAGGCCGTGGTCAAGTTCCAGTCCGAGATGATTACCGAGACGTTCCCCGCAGCGGGGCCAGTGAAGACCAAGATCATTGGCAAAGACACGCCCGATGTGAAGGAAGCCGCCATCCGTGTGCAGGACGACATGAACTACGAACTCACGGAAGTGATGAAGGAGTTCCGGCCCGAGCACGAGCGCCTGCTGTGGAGCCTGCCTGCCACCGGCTCGGCGTTCAAGAAGGTCTACTACGACCCCAACCTGGGTCGGCAAGTCTCCATGTTCGTGCCTGCAGAGGACATCATCCTGCCGTACGGCACGACCGACATGGACACCTGCTACCGCCTGACGCACGTCATGCGGAAAACCAAGAACGACATCCTCAAGCTGCAGGCAGCGGGCTTTTATCGGGACGTCGAGCTTGGTGAGCCGGACAAGAACAAGACCGACATTCAGAAGGCCAAGGACAAAGAAACTGGGTTCAACGACCTCAACGACGACCGCTTCACGCTCTACGAAATTCACGTAGACCTGAACATCAAGAAAGACACCTACGGCGAAGGAGAAGACTCCGAGATCGCGCTGCCGTACGTCGTGACCATGATCAAGGGCACGAACGACGTGCTGGCAATAAGGAGAAATTGGAGTGAGGACGACCCCCTCAAGCTCAAGCGCCAACACTTTGTGCACTACCAGTACGTCCCCGGATTTGGGGCGTATGGCTTTGGCTTGTTCCATCTGATTGGCGGGTTCGCTAAGTCCGCAACGTCTCTGATGAGACAACTGGTGGATGCAGGTACTCTGAGTAATTTGCCGGGGGGTTTGAAGTCACGCGGACTGCGCATCAAGGGAGACGACACCCCTATCGCCCCTGGCGAGTTCCGCGATGTGGACGTCGCTAGTGGCAACATCCGCGACAGCATCCTGCCGCTGCCGTACAAGGAGCCGTCCGGCGTTCTGTACCAGTTGTTGGGAAATATTGTTGAGGAAGGGCGTCGCTTCGCTGCCACCGCAGACATGAAGGTGGCCGACATGTCGGCGCAGGCTCCGGTGGGTACAACCCTCGCCC